ACGGTGGCCATAAAAATTACCAGAAATTAGTTTTACGATGTGGGTCACAAACCCTTACGGCTCAGCACAGCCTTGCCTTATGACAATATATTAGCGTGCAACTGAATTTTTCAAGCGATCATATAAATCTTTGTCAGTTCTATATAGCCTCATCTGTTCTGTAATATTGAAACTTTCAGCAGCAAATGGGTTTTTAGTTCCAGCAGGAATATCCCCTCCACTTGACCTACTTGCAGAAGCACCACCGCCTTTTGGCTTTGGTTGTTTCAAAATATAATCAGGAAGTTTACCTTTAGCCCAATCAGACACAGGTGTTCTTTCATATCCATCGACAACGACAGGAACACCGTTATCAACTTCTATTTTGTCTTTTGGCAAGAAATTATTTAAGACAAGATTAGGATCATGGACGATCTCAGCTAAAGCTTGAACAGCAGGTGAAACTAATTCCAATTCACGAACTTTAGCTTCAAGTTCTGCAATCTTCTTTTCTTTTTCAGAAGATCTTTCTCGGTATTGTTCTTCTAACTTTGTTCGAGCTTCTGTGTACTTACCTTGTTTTTCAAGTTCAGCTTGCTCAGCATTGTTCTTGAAATCAATCAAAGATTGAACATCAACATCAGCAGGAACAGCTTTAGACTTTTCCTTTGCTTTTTTGTATTCGTCTAATAGCTCTGCGTTTTTTTTACGCATTGCTTCTAGTTCGGCTTTTAGATTCTCTTTTTCGGAATCAACAGCTTGCTCCACAGGAGCAGTTGTTTCGTCAGGCATAAAAACCCACAGGGTTATTTAGGTGATCTAACCATAACAACTTTTTGGCATAATTACCATTTAACTTTGTCAGCCCAATAAGCAGCACTTGTTTTACCTTTTGCAATGTTCTTTGCGTGTCTCGCTTTAAAACTTTTTCTTTTTGCTTTATCTGCTTCTGATTCATTTTTTCTAGGTGGCTTTGTTTTTGCTCCTTGCATCCCAAATCGTATTAATTTATATCCTTCACCTTTTTTAATTACAACTGCATGAGATTTACCACTTTTATGGCTTGGTGTTCTGATGGGCTTGTCAACACGTTCAAACGTATGACCACCTTTTTTTATACTCATTTCTTTTTACCTCCTTTTTTTTTCTTTTTTTTATAAATAGATGCTGGCATACAAAAAAAGCAACTAAACCCTACCGTAGCGTCTTTGCAGTTGACTTAGTGTAAGTTCACTTCCATCATCTCTAATCATTTTTTGTAAAGCTGCTTGAGGACCACCATTCTTAGAAATTTTATTGAAATATTTAACACGACTAGGACTACCAAAAACATCTAATTGAGCAGCCTTGCCAGCAGAAGTATCTTTCAACCATTGCCCATAAGTCATATTAGAAGGAACCATTCCACCTGATGCTGACCTTCTTCCTACTCTTGGTGGGTCAAACTCAAAACCCATTTCTTTTAGTCTTTCATAATCAACAACAGCAACAGTAGTAGAGCGACAATTAAAATGTTGAGGAGGTAAGGGGCCATCACCATATTCAAAAACTTGACCGTCTAAAGAAGCACAAATAGCTGAAGTCCTACTATCTAACGTCGCCACATATCTGTATTTCTGAGTTATATCACTGTTTGATTTATAAACATTTTGACTAGCAGCATTTGAGACTTGGTTAATACTTGTTCTAACAATTGCTGTAACTTGTCTGTTTGTTGCAGCCGTTAAACTTCCTCCTGCATTTGCAATCTGTTTCACGCTTCCCTTTTGATTGAACAATAAGCGACCTTTTAACTTTCTAACTATTTCATCTGTTGTTTGTCCTTGTAACAATCCAGTCCTTACTTCCTTTGCTAATAAATCTGCTGATGCTGTAGTTATCCCTTGAAAAGCTTTAGCAACAGTTCTTCCATCAGGCAGCGTAATGATTGCACCTTGACCAGCAGTCAAACTATAAGTTTCTGGAGCACCTGTAACTGACTTGAAAAGATCTTGCTGAAGCGTTATTAAATTTAATTGAGTTGGATCGGTAGTTACAACAGATTTTGCAAACTGTGGACTTACTTCAACTGTTCTAACAATACTTCTAGCTCCCTTTGGTAAAGCTTTTTTTAATTGTTCTTCTATAAATTCTGTTTGCAATATTGCTAAACCTTGCAAATTACTTGCAGTTATTTCTGTTGCATCTCCAGCCCATGTTGCCAAGCTTTCTTTCACCTGAGCAATAATTGTTCTAAGTCTCTGAGCTTGATAAGTTTCAGATCCATCTAATGCTTTTAATTTATTAGCAGCTTCAACAATAATATTGTTGTATTCATTAATTATTCGCCTAGAAACACTATTGCTATATCTATTTAGATCAATAGCATTTCTAAACAAAACGGCTGGTGTGCCTTCATCCGTTATCTGTGGAACAGAAAGTGTTGGCATTTATTAGGCAGCTTCATCTTCTGGCTCTGCTGATTCAGTAGGAATCTCTTCTTTAATTTCCTCTTGCGGTTGTTCCATATCGATTAAACCGCCCATTTGTGTCGCTTCTAATTCTTCCTCTACTTCAAAATCATCGCCAAGAACTTCTCCTTCATGCAACTGTTTCAATAAGGTTTCTTGCGTGATTGTTCCAGCAGTATATAACTGAAGCAAACTTCCTATCTCTTGCGGATCAAGACGAGCTGCTAAGAAGTCACGATTTACAAAACTACTTCCAGCTTCGTTGCTTCCTAAATAATTCGCATGGAACAGAAGACAGTTATCAATCATATCCTGCATCTGCTGTGCAACGACCATCATTGTTGAGTCTCCTTGAGATCGGTCTATTCGTTTTGACTCTGCTGTTTCTGCGGATAATTTTTGTCCTAACACAGCCGCTAACCCCAGATTATTTATTTGCTTTTCAAGGCGGTCTAAACGCTCAAATTGTGCATTAAAGCTTTTACCATCTGGCTCTATATATTCAGCTTTACCCTCGGCAGGAAAGGCAATTGCTTCTCCTGGTCCAGCACTTACTTCTTCACTTGATTGAGGAAAGCCAAAGAAAGCGAGCATTGGCACAGCGCTTATGTGGAGCTGATTATCTAAATCAGATTGAATTTGATATGCCTTTAAATTTAATTCTGCTATATCCTCCATCGGTGGGCGTGACTCCATAAAGTTCACCCTGTTCGCATAAGCAACAGCAAAAGGAATATCTGTTAATGATGTTGTTCCTTCTTCATATAAATCATATTCACCACTCTTTTCATTTTTGCGGTGGATCTCAAAAGCTCCTGGCGTTAATACTCTTACCTGTTCAACTTCTTTCTCTCCATAATCACCATCTGCTTCAAATACTTTTTCTAAAAGCCTTAGCTGTGTAAATTTCTGCATCCCATCAATAACTTCTGTCCTCCAGCCAAGAATTTCTCTAGGGGTATAAGTCACCCAATATGGACGGCCTTTTTGTCCTGCTGCTGGAGCATCAACCAAAACGCCAACGTGCCCATATCTAACTGCTAATCGTGCTGTTTCATAAGTCCATACATTTAGATCGTTCCCTTGAAGGTCTACATCAAATAACTGCTCTCTTATGACATCACCAACATCATTTAATCGAACAGGCTTTCTAACTAACATTCCGCCCAACATCTTCTCGATGCGTTGCAGATATGGAGGGACAACAGAACGAGCTAAACGATTGTCATATTGATCATCTAATTCTCTTGGTTCTTGCGGCAAATATCTCCTATGTTTTTTCCTAATGCCAAAAGTTCCGCTTTGTAAATCTTCACTTAAAATCCAATGCGGTTCCATATTCTGCCAAGCAAAACATGGGTCTTCTACCGTCACACCTGCGGCGGCTTTTTCTCGGTTGTAATGCTGATAGCCGCTATACACGATTAAACCTCGACACTATGTAAACAGTTTATAGATAAAAGCTAATAAATTCTAATACCCGTTCCTCTTCCTGATCGAGCATATAAAGGATTGAACTCTCTCCAGATAACATAACCAAGTGCATCGTTCATGTGATCATACCCATTTTGCTTGTCGGGATCACCCGTTTTCTCATCCCATGATTGTAACTCAAGAGTTTCAATTAAGGCTCTGCAACTGGAGCTAACCTCCAACCTTGATTCTCCTTTGCCGTTACATAAAAGAGCTTGAACAGACGAGACTCTATCTTTGATTGCTGGATTCGATTTGGGGCTTTGGTTCGTGAACCCATAACTTTCGAGTATGGATATATCGGTGCGTGTTGCATTTGTTGAACGGTTCCCTCCTGATGCGTCTGGATAGACAAGAATTTTTCTTCTTGGATAGCGTCTAACCAACTCTTTCGCTAATGCGTCAGTGTCGTGAGCTTTCACAATTTCATCAATTATGACGAGCTTGTTTCCGTCCCGCACCGCTATGACGCAATTTGTATTCTGGATGTTGAAATCAATACCACAACGCAAAACTTCATCTTCATAATTAGGCAATTTATCTTTTACATGAATGTCTCTTGAGAAACGATCATAGACTTGTCCTGTTGTTAGATTTGTAAATTGCCCCTCAAGATAAGCGGCTATCAACTGAGGTGGATAATTCTCTTTCAACGAATCAATAAATCCTTCTGGAAGGAATGGATTATCCATTGTTCTTCCACGGATTAAAGCAGTATCAGGTTTTGCTTCCTTTTCAAAAGTTTTAAAGCAATATCCATATCCTTCTGGAGTAGTAGAAACATAAAACTGCTGAACATTGCCTGATCTCAATCTGGCAAGTGCCATTGTTTGTGCTTGCTCTGCGTCATACTGTCCAACGGTATCTGCTTCATCAAAGCCAACAGCACATAAGTTCTGACCTCTTAAACGCTGATAAGTCAAAATTGTTCTAAGCAAAATCGTATGATTTCCTTCTTCAAAAATTAATTTGTATTCAGGCAAAGGCGACACTCGAAACTCATAAGGTATTTCCCACTGCTCCAGAAGCTCGTTAAAAGTACGAATTAAAATATCTCTAAGCATCGGAGAAGTTGGTTCAAAAACAGCACTAACAAAACCAACATTCATTGCTGCCAAAATGCAAGCTTTAGAAACTAAAGCGTGAGTTTTACCAGCTCCAAATCCACAAACTAAAGCTAATTTTCGATGCTGAGTATCATCACAAAATTGTTTTTGATGAGGCAATAAACCCTCATAAATTTTTGAAATAACTTCTTTACTTGAAGGAGGAGTATTAAAAGCAGCCTTTTCAGCAAAAGCCATTAACGGCTCGTTATCACATATCCCAGTAATTAAAGAAGTCAATTCAAATCAAACCGTAAGAGACGAGCTTGAAGTTCAACAGCTTTCAAAGCAGCTTGATGATTACCACGCTTTGCAGATTGCGATTCGTAATTTTGTAAACGAGATAAAGCGGATAGAAGCCACTGTGGACGCTCCAGTTCAGCATCTAATTGTTGAAGTTTACGAGCACGAGCAATATAGTTTTCTGCCATGCGTAATTTGACATTATAATTCTCCGCACAGTACTGAACGACTTGAGTTTTACTGTGGCCATTAATTAATAAATTGTAGACAGAATTAACCCTGCAATCAATTTCTCTGTCTGTTGCTTTTTTAGCCATAAGCAAAATATAGCTTATTCCTCGATTATCGGTTTTAAATCAGCTTGTTCTGCCGCATTGAGTATATCTGCAACTCTGACAAGATATTGCATCAAACCAGCAACAACTTTTGGATCTAAACGCTCTTGATCATCAAGTGCATTATCCAAGATTGCATCCGCAACATTTTCAGATTGAGCGAGGAGAAGAATGAGGCGATCAACAACGGGTTGATTCTTTTTTGAGACGTGCATGAGACAGAAATGAGATTAGATAGTGTTCCCACGTTCCTACTGTGTACCACCTTCCTTACAAACTTACCTGAGCTATATATATACCCTATATATACCTATCTCTATATTTATATATAAAAACATAGGAACATAGGGAACATATAGTAAGAAGGTAGACGGCTAGGGATTTTTGAGCGTTCCCACCCGTAGGAACAGAGGAGGGAACAAGAGGGAACTTACAACTTTTGCAAGTTCCAAACCCATTTAGGTGTTCCCTCTACTCTTTTTTTCTTTCTCTCATATTTGAGACTCTTTAAGATTGAAGATACCGTCATTGTGTCGGATTTTGTTTGACGTTCCACTGGTTTTTCGATTGCCTCGGTAAGTAGTTTTTCAATGGTTATATCGGTACTTTGATTAACAGGATTATTTAACCATTGGCTGATAACGGTTAACCAAGGCGAGTCAACCATGTAACCTAAATTCTCTTTTTCAATTTGATTTTCTTGTTCAAAAGTTAGGAAATGTGACTCTTTATTTTTCCAAGCTTGAACGGCTGCGGACCATATTGCATCACGTTCTAACTGGAGTGAATCAAGATCAATGGATGTAGCAGTGCAAGGAATAACATGAAAGCGGCGGTTTCCAGTGTCATCAAATAACAGACCTGATTCTTTATTACTTGATCCGACAATAATTGAAGTTCTCGGCCATTCTTCAACAGCTTTACCGTAGGGAACTCTTAAAAAATCGGTAGAGCGAGATAAAAAGGCTTTAATATGACCAGCGTGTTTTTTAGAAGTTACCCCGTCAATTTCGGCCCATTCCATTACCCATGAGCGAGAAAGTACAAGTAAATCATCCTTTGAGGAAACATCCCCAAGAGCATCCGAGAAAAAGGGGCCAGC